GCGTCAAGTAGATTTTGCCAATAACGAATTAAAGAATATGAGTAGGCAGTTAAGTCTGTTTTGAAACTATGGATATGAGTATGGTTATTCAATGTAACACAGTTGTAAGAAATGGGAATAAAGAGATAACGGATGCTCTGATAAAAGCCATTAAGGATGAAGCCTCGAAGCGTGGGTTGGTACGTGATGAATTGGTTGAATATTGCAATCAATTGTTAAGGAAAGGCGAAATCAAGGCTTGTATTAAGAATTTGTTTTATAATTTCAAACGTTATTTTTGGAGGTATTATTGATATGAGAAGAAGAAAGTTGAACAAGTCTCCAGTGCTAGGTCTCTGCGGATTTGTTGTCGGTTACGAGTGCAAGGAAAAGGGAATAAAGCTGATGGAGTGCGATAAGGCGCAAGCTGATGCGATTCTAGTTCCTTATCACTTTTCACACAAGGTAACGAAGAATAGTTGCTTGAATCTTTTGGTATTGTATAAGGATAAGATAAGGGGTGCAATGCAAATAGGGTATGGAATCCGACCGCACATCAAGACTGAAAAGGGCGAAGTGTTGGATTACCATCAAGTGAGGGAATTTGACAGAATGTGGTTGTCTGATGATATGCCAAAGTATAGCGAGACGATTTGCCTTTCTCTCTTGCACAAGTATATTAGGGCAACACATAAGGAAATCAAGTACCTTATATCTTATGCCGATACGTCCATAGGTAATAAGGGAACTATATATAAAGCTGCAAACTATGAGCATATTGATACCATTAAGGCAGATTTCTATGTATTACCAAGTGGTGAGCGTGTGCATCCAGTAGCTATGTGGCATCGTCACAAGACAAGAGTGTGGGAGGTTCTAACGGAACTATACCCAGGAATAAAAAAGGCAGAAGGGTTTCAACTTAAATTTCTGAAGAAGTTATGAAGAAAAGAAATAAATATATTCCTTGTCATTTACATCCAGATCCTGAGCATTGGGTTAGAAAAGGTCAATCTTGGAAGGCGAAGGTCGCTTATGAAAGCGAGGATGATGCTTGGGAGTTTCTGAATCAGAATCCGAAGTTTCGGGCACAAGGTATGGCGGTGTATCGGTGTAGGATATGCAACAAATATCATATAGGGCACAAGAACAACAAATAAAAAATATAAACAGCAATGATAGTAATAAAAATCAAAACATGGAAAGACTGGAAGAAGGACTTTCTTGATTGGGTGCAAGCACCTCGACGCAGAACTTGCAAGGATTATGTAGACTATATGGAGGCTTTGCAAAATCGTGTTCTCTACAAAATAATAGCCGATACTTGCGATAAATACGACAATATGCGTGATGGGCAAATCCAAGACATCACAGAAGCAGTCGAAAAATGCGTGGCTGAGTGTGCTAAAGAAGCACGCAAGTTAATCGATGAATGTCAGCCCGCAAAATTCTTCTAGGGATGTAACTCTCATTACAAGCAACACAAACTCTACACATAACAAGCGCAGTCCGCGTTATTTTAAAACATAAATAGTTGAGAATATGAAGAAGTTTAAGAAGTCGATAGAGATTAGCACTGAGAATATTTCAGACGTTCTTCAAGTGCCAATTGTTACAAGTTTATACAAGACTAAGAATTTTAAAAATCCTTGTCTTGAAGGTCGTAGCGTTCCTTATGATACTATAGCATTGATGTATGTTCATATCGAAGGCTTTGATAGCGATTTTTGTATTGACCAAGGCAACATTCTCGCTCTTGATATTTGCGATACTTGGTATGCTTTTTCGAGGTGTGGATGGGATAAACATAAAAACGATGAGGTATGAAGAAAAAAGGATATTACGAATACGGAAACGGAATCTACCCTTTGAAGCTTTGGGTACACATCGGTAAAGACTTGAAAGAGCTGATAGATTCCTGTTTTGACAAGTGCAAGGCTCCCGATATTGATTACGGTGGCGTTACGTATTCCGATGCTGTCAGAAAGAGCGACAATAAACGTGGTGTTCTAGTCTCGTTTCAATGCTCGAAGGATATGTCGATGGATTATTGCTGCCACGAGGCTTCTCACGCCTGCGATGCCATCGAGGATGCCATTGGCATGGAGCACGGCGACGAGCCATCTGCCTATCTGATTGGTTGGATTGCGTCTTGCATCAACAAGGCTCGTTTGGGTATTGGCGATTTCGTTGAAATCGTAAATAAGGAAGAAAAATAGCCCAAAGGCAAAATACCCTTTGGTGTTTGCCCCATCACTATATATAATAATGTAGTGGTGGGGATTTTTATGTTAACGTCAGCAAATTATTTGTTTATATTATTATAGAGTGTTAAATGATAAAAGAAATACATTAAACAATTTGCATATTTCAAATATTCTTTGTATCTTTGCATCGTAATTAAGAAATAAAGGTTACTAATAAAAAATGGTGAGACACACCATAAAAACTGTAAGAAGAAAATGAAAAAGTTTTTTGAAAACTTATCTGAAAAGATTGAAGATGCGGCTTTTGAGGCGCAGCTTGATGATTTTACTTGTGAGTTTGATGCTATTAACAAACCAGCCGAAATCGTGGTGTCTGTTAAGAGTAGAAAGGTTATTCATTCAAATGGAAATGTTTCTTCTTATCCATGTTACAATGTAGATAAGATTAATATCTATGATGAAGACGGAGAAGACGTTTCTTCAAAATATCCTTTGTTCTGCCAAAGAGTTAAGGATTGCGTGCCTTCTTATAAAGATGTTGAGAAAGACTTGATGGAGGCAAATATGAGCGACACAGAGCTTTATTTTGGCTCAGAAGCTAACTATTTGCGTTATAAGTATGGTAACTAAATTCTTGGCTATGGAGTACGAAAATAAGTTTGTAGGTCTTTCGTCTGTAATGAGTAACGACCTTAAAATACTAAGGTATGAACTAGAGTATGGATGGAAATTGGCTCTTATGCCAAATGATGTATGGTACAACTAATTACATTTAAGATTTCAAATTATGGCAGAATATAAAGTTGAAGTAGATTTATCGGACTTGTTCGATGATATGACCATCAACGAACAGAAGAACTTTTTAGTAGATAAGTTCAGTTCCTTACCAATAAACAAGATGGTTGAAGTAGCTGGCGAAATACTGGATAACCTTAATGGCGACCAAGTAGCTAAAGTTATAGAAGACGCTTTCGATAACTTGCATGAGCAAGGTCAAGAGCAAGTAATCAACTATGTGAACGAATAAGGCTATGATGTCCGATAAACAATATAGAGTTGCCCGCAAGGGTGTTGTCGAGCAACTTAAATTAGCTCAGAGACTTCATTGCAAGCACATGGAGCAGAAGTATAAAGTGGCTTTGGAGAAGTTAGAGAAACGCTTCTTAAAGCCGGATGCCGTGGGCTGCTTCGATTTGGGCGCAAGGGTATCAAATAGTTATTATCATCTTTAAATGGTTAAGGTTATGGGAACAAAAGTAGAAGTAAAGACAATTCCTTTGCATGGATTGTTTATCTATCGTAAACAAGTTTGGCGGTCACTCGGTAAGTTGAGAGCTGAAAGCCATTCTACATCAGCACAGAAAGTATATATGAATGAATATAATACCGAAGTGTATACCGAGAATGCCGATTTTATTGATGGATTGAAAGTCACTCCTTATAATGGGGAGTTACCAAAAATATCAAAATACGCTGATTGTAGTATGAGTCACTACCAATATTGTTTAAACCAAAAGTCGATTTAATTATGGATGCAAAGATAATTGTAACACCAACTGGTGTATCACTTAAAGATAAAATGACTAGCGAAGAAATCAATGCACTTAATGAAGCTCATATCTATAGAGGTTATGATTGCATTCCGCAACTAAAGTATGCTGGTAATCCTCCTAGTGGTAAGGAAAGCCGTAGAACCAGGAGAATGTTAGAACTTAGAAAAAGAAAGGGTAGATTATGAATGATGAAAGCATAGATATTAATCTTAGTTTTATCAATACTGATTATTTCTCAGTATCTGTAAGGGATGGGGCTATTTCAGTTATTGGTAGAATAACCAAGTTAGAGATGGAAAATTTTGTAAAGGCTCAATATTTCGAGATTAAAGAGGTATTGGATAAAAATAGTAAGAAAGGAAGATAATTATGATAGACGATAAGAAAATAGAAGCTGCCAAGGAAGAAATCTATGAAGATAGATTTCTGCTAAATGGCGAAGAGATAGTCTTTGACAATGATGAAAAGGAAGAAATGTTCTATGAGGGGGACATCAAAGAAGCTATTGGACTAGGTGCTAAGTGGGCTATCAATGAGTTCTTGAAGAACTTGTGGCATCCTGCTAGTGAAGAGCCAAGAGAGTCCGCAGAAGTCCTTGCAGAAGCAAAAATAACAGAAAGTATTAACACTTATCTTTCTTTCAAGAGAAATGATGCTCTGTTTAAAAATTGGGCGGCTTATAGTTTGGGTGCTAATATTACTCGTTGGTTGTATATTGATGATTTATTCCAAAAGGAAGGGGGCAATCATGATTAAGGAAGTAACAATGTACTCTATCGTATGTGACAGATGCGGAAAGACCTTCATTGATGAGTTTAATGGCATTATGGCTTGGTTGGACGAAGGTACTGCCAAAGAGCAAGCAATGGAAAGCGAATGGGCAGAGATAGGCGATAAGCACTACTGCCCAGACTGCTATGAATTTGACGATGAGTTAGATGAGTATGTTCCTAAAAAGAAAGGAGATTAGTATGAAAGAGTTTAAAGTTGGAGAAAGAGTAACTCTTGAAGTTACCGAAACTGATAAAGAATCTTGTAAAGGTTGCTTCTTTGATAGTAAGAAGTTTTGTGAAGTATGGCAGCAATACCCTTGTAGCATCAAAGAGCGTTCAGACCACAAGAATGTAATCTTTAAAGAAGTAAAGGAGTAAATCGTATGAATGGATTAACTAAAGAGATAACGGCTACGTGTGGAAATACTATCCTTGTCGTAGGCTTATCTAATAAAGACGAAGTGATGTACGTCAAGTCAACAATAAGAGTGAAGCCGAAGAACAGAAAGCAAAAGAAGGAGTTCAAAAGCAGATGATTGATAAATGGGTCAAGAACAGACTAATGAAAGAATATGTAGGTGATAGTAAGAACTCGCCTAGATATTATTCCCTTAAAGAAATCAATGAACTTGTTGTTTCTTGTCAGATAAAGAAAATGATTATTTAAAATATACGACTATGGCAGAGAATAAGGCAGCAAAGCCTGTAGAAGGGCAGAGCGTAGAAATTAAGGATTATGAGTTTCGCCTCCTTGATGCGGATGAGATAGAAGTCCGTGTTGGTCAAGGTGGCAATCAGAAGTCACCGGACTGGTGTTCCTTGTTGCTTTACAAGGACGCAAGATGTGACATGAGACGATTAGATGAGAAGTTCGGCATCTATGGTTGGAA